AACCACTCATTTAGCGTATTATTAGGTATAATTGTTACCACAGAACCATTATATGCATATAGATTACTCTGTCCTGCCCAAACAACATTATCTTGCACTGAACTAGCAGCAGAAGGTCCAAGTAAGCCATCAGAAGACATTACATCTTCAATGAGCCAGATAGCTGGAGCTCCCACAAAAGTCATTTTATGCACACTATTGCTTGTAAAGATTAAATGTTGACCTTTACAGTACTGGCTTGCTATAAGTCTTGTGGCATTAGTAACGGTACCATTGAAAAATAAAATATTAGGATCTTTTGTCCAATTGGTAATATCATTAGTAGATAATATATTGTTAACCACGCCAGCTGCACCAAAAACTACTATTTGGCCATTCATTACTGAAACATAATTAATAGCAGTGGGTGCGCTTCCAGCTGTCTGTAGGACTGGAGCTATTGTGACATCACCAGCCCACAAATATAATCCTCCTTGATCACCAGGAGTAAGGACTATATTGCTACCAAACTTATCCATCGACCAAATCCGTGGAAGCGTGAATGTACCCACGGTAGATGATCTAGGAGTGCCATAAGTCAGCGCACCATAAGGACCCATTCCATATCCTAAAGCTTGATTATACTTACATGGCCCAGCTGTAATTTGTCCTTGTACTGTAGTTCCAGCGCCCCCCGCAGCAGTTACAGCAGCATTAGCAAAGTTTCCTGAAGAATCTGCTGCTGTTGAATAATATGCATAATCATTGGCATCAATAAGTCTTACAATTGATTCTATATTTATATCGCCTACGGCAAAGCCGCCAAAAGCCGCAGCTCCCAATATTTTAATTCTATCTCCATTAGCAAAACCATGTGCGACCTGATTTACTGTAATCACTCTAGTGGTTAAAACAATTACTGCACCTCCTCCGCTTCCTGTTGCATTTGCATTTAATACTGCTGCATATGTGAGTGTGCCGCCTATAGAATCAACGCTAGCAACACGGAAAGTGCCATTAGGATTGACGCCATTCAAGGGATTAGTAGCGCCAGAGATTTTGATTATATCGCCTCTTTGGAATAACTTTGTAGAAATCGCACCAAGGGTCAAGGTGATCATTGGCGATCCATTAACAGTAGCTAAAACATTCGCAGGCAGGGGTGAGAAGAAATTAGTAGATAGACTATTTACAATAGGAGTTGTAGCAACTACAAGTGGTGTAATGTTAAATAAAGAGCCTTTTGTAACACTATAAAGTCTTGTATGAGTGCCAATAAGTACATTCTCAACGCCTAAAGCATCCACATAGGCCCAAATTGTTCGAGGTACACCATTTAAAGTTTGAGCATTTAAAAAGCCAACGGTGTCCCAGCCCCCTATTTTTTGTGGATAATATTTATAGAAACGTATCTTATCAGCATCATTCCATTGAAAAGATGTATAAGCGTTATCATCTTTATTTACGCCTGGTGGAATAGTGATAGGACTACGTTTCGCAGTAAGCATTACACCCCTGTAAATATGAAGTAATTTCCTGCGAATGCTGTTGGTTGCATATTATTATGGCCTTGATTGCCACCGGTATTACTGATGACACCGCTTCCTACTGCTGTAGTACTAACAATCCCATTTATCACACCTGACCCAAATCCATTTACACCGCAATTATTTACTAATGGGTCCGGAAGTTCAGTTTTAATTAATTTATGTGTTTCTTCGCCTAATGAAGCTCCAATTGCTCTGACCGTTAACCCAGGGCCTGCTCCTATTGTTCCAGCAACACGTCCCCGCATATCAGGTAGAGTAAAAGTAGTAACACCATCCCCATTACCAAATGGATAAGATGGAGTAAGCCCAAAAAATAAGGCATTTAATGCTGAATATGTCGTACGAGAGATTGTAGAACCATCGCATAATAACCATTGCCCATGATTGGCCGCTATAGATGAATATTTATAATCTCCTATGTTGAAGCTATTCCCAGCTGAATTAACAGGGATAAAGATATGATTAGTACTATCAATAGTGCCTACAGTTACCCAATTTGTACCATCATATACTGCATAGACCCATGGACTAGTTGTATCATTTATCCAAAAAGTACCTGCTTGCAACGTAGCAAAGGCTGGAGGATTATTACTTTTAAAAGTATTCATAAATGATCTAAGAAATGTATCTTGAGCAGTTAGATTCCCATTTAGAAATCCGCCCCATGCATCAGGATCTCCTTGAACTGTTGGCAAAACCCAGCCGAAATTAGTTGTAGGTGTACCCATATCAAATACTCAATATATTATTATTTTGGCGTAGATTGTTTTTACGCATTAGATTCCTTTCAAAATCTGCTGCAGCTGTGCTATATGCCCCTGCGAGTTCTGGAGATTGTAAAGTGTCATGGTAAAAGCGCTCCATAGCTTTCATCCGCACAAGATCTACTGTTTCATCAGCGAACCAGATAGAAGTATCTTCATCAACTGCGGGGTAGAATTCATCTTTTTGATAATAATAGATGGTAAATACTGTGTCGCCTGCAGCTAATGGATGTATATAAAATGTATTATTAAAGATTGCATATTTCCTAGGTATTCCCTGTTCTGCAGTGTTATTAAAATAAGAAAGCACATCTGGGAATGTTTGATTAGTGAATCCTTGTCTTAGACTATATAAAACATTGCCAATAGTAAATTGCACAGCAACAAGAGAACTAAAATTCGCAGGCAATGGCGTACTAAATGCAGTATCAAGTACAGTGATGTTAGTGACTGTTTTAAATGCCCAATATAATGAGGATTCCATATATTTAATGGCAGTAACGATGGCCCGCTGCACAGCAGTTTCATATGTACTATTAGAAGAGCCGCCATTTAGGAGTGTAGCGCCGTCTCTATTTGTATCATCTAGAATCTGCTGTGTCAGCTGGCCAAAGTTAATTGTCATTCATGCTCCGCATCAATTTTCTTCGGTGCAATAATAAGTCACGCGTAGACGTATAAGACCGGTGGTTGCAGCTGTAGCTACAGTGCCTCCAACAGTTGCAACGAGTACAGGTGCAGTACCAGTGTCATATAGATAGTTTGTGCCAGAAGACACAACCCCAGCTGTAAGCCCTTGCACAACGTTAATAGTATTCACAAGCTGGAATCCAGCTGTGGTTATACCATTAACACCAGCAGGAGCGACATTGATGAATCTTGTTGCAGATCCAGCATCGCCAACACTAATTGTAGCAGTAGGAGTTGCATTAGTATCAAGAGGCACGCTTATAAAGGCTACCTCGGAGATTCTAAAGCTATTTTTTGGTAGTCCAGCTGCAGGAATTGTGTAAGTGTCGCCAGTTACAACCGCTCCTACTAGTGAGTATTGGAATTCTACCGTATAAAGCATCCCTGGCGACCATCTAGCTGGATAAGAGCTATCTGGTACTAGGGCTGACATTGTATAAGCTGTAGCCATGATTTACCTCTAAATTGCGCTATAGTTAACAGAAACAATCACAGCATTATCATTGCCATTGAAGATGATTTTCTTAATTCCGAAAATCCCCATCATTGCAATACGCTGCAAATTGCCCACGTCTTGGAAGTCAGACTTAATTATACCAAATCTTCAACTAAGTTCGTTAAACTTAATCCGCTTTTTAAAGCTGCTACATATTTCTATGTAGAGGAGACTATATCATCAACCACTAGGGTTGTTATGCGCTTCCAGCCACTTGGCTGTACTCCCTTTCGGGATAGTCGTTGCACCTTCCTGATTTCTCAGGCTTGGCTCAGGATTGTCCACTACTTACGCAGCTAGGAGGTTCCCTGAGTTCACATAATTATCATTCATAGCTTGCGCTGTGAAGGCTCCATAAATTTTAAAGCCGGCAACGTCTGCCTTCCCGTCAGTATAGCCCTTCCCAAATGCAATCCCGCCAGCATCTCTACCAGTGAAGATATTACGTCTAGAATTGGCAACAGCCGCGGAAGTCCCAGAGTCAACACCATTAGGTATTTTATCAGAGTTAAATACGCGTGTTTGAGAGAAGATAAAGCTACGCTGCATTTCGCCTTCGCCACGACCAGAAGTAATCAACGCTTGTTGAATATCTCTGTATTGTAGAGAAGCTGATGCATCTGTTAGCAAGTCCATATAAGATTGCGTATGGCAATAATAGTGATACTTAATTTCAGAAGTTTCAGAAAGCGGACGTATATACGGACGTGCTGTTTGCGCAGTAGTTTCGCAAGTCAGAATGTCTGTAAGCTTAGCAGTTGCAGTTGTATCGGCAGCTACTGCTTGGTCAGTCGTAAGTCCATTAGGTCTTATAACGCGAGTTACACCAGCTGTAGTAGATGGAGCAACAGCAGCATTTAGCCCTGTGATCTTAAGTCTGTCATTACCAGCATAAGCCACACCATCATAAGTAATGGTGGTCGCAGTATTACCAGCAAGCTGATTAAACGCACCAAGTAGGCCACGAGTCTTCATCCATTCTGATTCAACACGGTATGTGTCTTCAGGAATATCATATAGAACGCGTTGAGCATCGATTGTATACGCAGCAGGGTTTTCCACCACAATACGTAGTTGGTCGATATTCACGTTATCAGTGAAGTATGTAAGTGCTGATTCAAGACCTGTAGCAGATTGCATCCCAAGTAAACCTTGGTCTGTAAGTCTGTTTAGGAATGAAATAGTAACGCGGTCACCCGCAGTTTTAGATGTATTATCAACGCGGCGCAGAGTGCCAGCCTTCATCATTTGGCCGAGCATTTCTGTATCAGTCACGAAGTCATAGAGGGTACGTTCCGACCATAACTTTACGACCGATGCCGAGTTGGTATTAAACGTGGTTGTAGCCATTTTAATGCCCTCGTAAAGGTTGAAATATGTAAATATCTCTTGCCGTTCACGAGGTGGTTTATCGAGAGTACCTTAGCTCGAACCTTTTAGGGAGTTGCTTATCTCCGTTGGCTTTATCGTTGCCCAAATGCAAGTATGGCTTTGCTTATATTCTCTAACTTGTTATAAAAGCCGAGTATAAGCAAAGCTGTTATATTACAGTAACTTATTTACAAAATCTGTGCAACAAATAATTATTATTGAGCAGTAATTAACTCATCAGTCTATGTATCATCTTTTGGAAAGTATCAGGATTCACCCCTGATAACGGATTGCCTGATTTATTCATTGCTGATGCTATGTCAGTAGGAATATGACCAAAACTACTGTTATTACCCATATTACCAGTATTGGCACTACGCTCCATGTTTTTGTTGATTGCCGCGACATTCTTCGTGGGGATAGCTTTGGGGGATGATTGTGGGGTGTTATAGCCATATGTTTTTGCCATTTTATAGATTGTATCTGCGGCATTTTTGCCACTATTTAGAGAGCGCGTTAATACATCACGTAATTTAGCGCCGACATATTCATTCGCAGTGCGTTCATCGCCCAATAAATCTTTTGCAATATTAAATTCTACATCTTGAACATGTTTCATGGCTTGATGGAAATCAGGGTGTTCTTTAGCATATGCGGCTTCTTGAGCCATTACCATATTATGATATTGCACCTCTTGAGTGCGGGCTTGTGTTTCATGAGCTACATTTGCTAATTGCAATTTCAATGAATCTATCTCACGTTTAGCATAATTATAAGTTTCAGTATCCAATGGATCTATATCTTCTATGGTATGAAGCGTGCTTTGTTTTTCTTGCGTTGCTATTTGTTGCTGTTTCTGAATATCTGTAAGCATTTGCAATTGAGTCTCGGCACGTATACGTTCTTCACGTTCTCTAAGGAGTTGTACCTCTACGCCTTTACGTTTTTCAAGCTCTTGGTTAAGACGCGATTTAGGCACCATGTGGCCTTTTGTTTCAACTTCCTGTTGAGGCTGCTCTTCATGTGAATCATCGGTATTCAGTTGTTCGGGATTTTCGAATGACTCATCGGGCGCATCATCGTTAGTACCTTCTTGTGCGTTATTTTCAGCTTCGCGTGTCGCCTGTTGAACATCTTGAGGGATTTCTTCCCTATTGTCTCCAGAGTCCCGATCAGGTTCATTCCCTATTTTTGCAAGTGCGGCTCTAAAATTATCCTCACTGCCGAATACTGTTGCATCAAGTTGAGTAATCTTGCCTTCTTGTGGTGTATTATCAGTCATAATTCTCCTATAATTGCTGATTAAATATTGCTGCTATCCGCCTATCCATTTGTTGATGTGTAAAATCTGTAATCTTAGCTACTTCAGCAGCTGCCTTAGTTTCAGTTAGATTGATGTCTGCAATAGTTTTCATTGGCGTATAGCGCATATTTTGCTCTTTCTCCATAGCTTCCATGGTTAGCTTATAAGCAGATGCAGCTTTAAAGTCTGCTTCAGTAGTTAATAAGCGCTGGTTTACTGGATCTGGCTCTTGTGGTGGAGGAGGTTGGATCATAGCCTTAAGTTCTTTCACAATTGCTGGGTCAAATGGAGCATATTCTAATATCAGAGGCATTAGATCGATTGGATTTGGCTTATTGAGCATGACAGACTGCATCTCAAGTAGCTTCATGAATGTATCTTCTTTCTGATCAGGCGACATCGGCATTTCATCGATCACAATGTCATATTCAGCAGCGATATTATCGCGCAATAGTGGGACAAATTGCTCGTTTACTTCACCTAAAACGTTATGAACTAGTCTGCCTTCATTATTTTCAGCGAGCACTCGTACACAGTCTATATATAGACGTGCTTGTTCTTGCAAATACGATCTTCTAGCATCAAAGAATGTGCTGAGCGTGGTTAAACCTTGCTTAATTTGTTGGCGTAAGAAGCTACTATTTTGTTCTTTGGTATTCATCATACCCATAAGTTCAGGCGTTACACCACAAACGGCCATGATTTGACTATCTGAATACTGAATCATCTCCAAAATGCCTTGCGGTAATGGAGGAGCCATCTTAGGCATAACTTTACCTGTAGATAGTGCTCCAGGCTCGTAAACAGAGACTTGCTTAGCTTTTGTATAGGTGTCGAGGAAGCCCTGTAAGTCTGAGACCGCATCTCGTTCAATATTAACACCACCTTTAGGTATAGTATTTAGGAAGCCTTGATAATCCGATATAACTTGATTAAGTAACCTTTGCGGAGCTTTGCAAGCACGTAAGAGGCCAAAGTCATATTGCGTTAGCTCCGAGAAGTCTCCAGTCATAAACTTCACTGAGAAGCCTTCCTGTGAGTAATTTTCAGATTTAGATACAACATTGTTGCCAGTGATCACGGCGCGATAGTATTTATACATATATTGCTTAGCATAAGTAACCTTGATACCAAAGAATTTCATAGACTCGCGGAACTTGCTATAATCGCCCTTTTCTGTGATAGCAAATGTTTGGTCTAGTTTTGGGTTAAAGTTATATTCTTCAGCATAGAATGTAATAGTGGCATCAAGCATGGTTACAAACTCTTCTACGCCCTCCATCGTCATGATGCCACTATCCATAGCCAGCTGTGCTGGATCTAAATCTCTAAAGGGATTTTCAACTTGATAGAATGGTTGTTTTTTGCGCCATTGATATTCATAGACAACGCCAAGTTGTTTAACCGCAAGTACAGCCTGGAAAAATTCTAATATACGCGCATCTAAAGCACTGGAATATATATCATTAAAGTATTCGACTCCATATTCTTGTCTGATAATATCGCGATTCACAACCTTGAGACGTACCACGTAATCGCTATCCATCTTGTTTTTGCGTCTCGATGCAGGATCCCAGAACAGGAATGCAGGCATTACACGCTCAACTCTGAACTCACCATCATGAGGAGGTTTACTATAATCCATGAGTGTATCAGTAGCACCAACGCCACATATAAG